GTACCGCTTGCGTCATTAGGTACGTGTTTACTTCGGTTGCTGTAAGCGGTTGCCCCGCCGTAAATGTTTTTCTAGGCAAAGTTACGCCCCTTCCATAATTCAAGTGTAACTAGCCACCCCGTAGCCGTAATGCTATGGCTTTGGCGTGTTATAAGACTAGATACTGTTTGGTTCATACCGTATTTAGTTTGTATTAGATCGAGAAAACGGCAACCGTAGTTAGTTACAAGGTATTCGGTTACTAGTTTTAGGTCTTTGAAATTGTCTAATGCGTCAAATTGTACGTTTTTATAAGTTTTTGTATCGGTTTCGGCTACGACTTCCTGCGCCCACGCTGGGGCTAGGCTTGCGTTGTTCAAGAATTGCCACGTAGCGGTTAGGGGTTGAATACCGCTTAGTTGCTGGCTGTCTAGGTTGTTTTCTTGTGCCACGACCGTACCGGTTAGGTCTTCAATAATTACCTGGTTTATTAGCAGCTCACCGTCGAAACTAGTTTCTAGGCTCGCGTAGCTAGTTTCGTTTGTTGTCGGTGTTTGGTCTGTAAGTTTGTAGGTTCTCGGGGCTGGGGCTATTGTGTCGCTTTTAGGTTGAATAAGAAATAGGTATACGTCGTAATAGGTTGTACCGTCTATTACTACGGCGTCAAAATAGTTTAGTTCGCTGTATGTTCGGTACCTTTGTAGGATCGGTTCGAGCAATTCCTGTACCGTGTATGTTCCTGTTACGGCTAGTACGGTATCAGAAGCCCAAGCCCCCGTATAAATTTTTTGGTTCAAGCCGAAAGCTTGTAGCGATACGGTTATAGCGTCTACTCTTTGGGCCGCTGTTTGTTGCGGGTAGTTCACCACTAAAACGGTGTTTAGCAAGCTGTCTAAGGTGTTAGTTAGTTGTAGCGTAATTTCGGGGTTGTTAGTTCCTGGGGTGTAAGTAGTGTTCATAGCGTTTACGAAACCTACAAAAAAGTTATTGAAACCGCTAGTACTTCGCACTTGTACGCGTATTGGTAGACCTAAATAAATTCTGTTATTTAGGTCGGGGTTATTTGCGGTAGATCGTATTCTTAGGGTTGCGGTAGAAGCTAACGGTCTAAAATACCCTTCGGCTGGGCTTACCCCTTGTTCGTAGTCAAAACTTATTACTTCTGTTTGTATGTCTGCCCAGCTTTTGAGCGACCCAGAAACACCTAATAGGTCGGTGCCGTCAAGTAAAGAAAAGTTTAGGGTAAATTCGTTAGCGTTTGGGGCTAGTATTTGTACTTTTACGTCGGTATCTATGCGAAAAGCCATTAGAGCGAACCTAAGTTATAGACGTTACCGCTTCTACCTAGTCGAGCTGCGTAGCGTTTTAGGGCGTTTACTATGTCTTCGCCAGAAGCGTTTGCGTTAGTTACGTTTATGGTAATGTTCGTAGGTTTTGGCGCAACAATTCCTAAGCCACCTGGCACCATTTGAGCAGCTGGCTTAGTACCGGTGAAACCTAGCGGGCGTAGGTAAGTGCCCTGCCCAGCGGTCGGCGCGGTAACGGTGCGTTTGTAAGCTTCGCGGTCTGCTGCTCTTTTTCTGGCTTCTTCTGGTGTGTCTTGTTTTGCGCTACTAGGAATAGATAGCACCAAAGCCGCTACGGCAGCTACTCCACCCGCTCTAAGTAGTTTAGGTATCTTGCTTGTTTTGCCACCGAGCAAAGTCGGGTCTACCTTTGGCTTTCTCTTACCGCCTGGTACCTGCGGCCCGATAAAATCGCTACCGACGGCTGGCGGTCTAATCAACTTGCCAAACTTTACTAAGCCCTTCCAAACACCCAATAGGGTTTTGTAGCCCGTAATAATGCTCGATCCAATTTTTAGGGCAGCTATGGCACCGACAATACCTAGTACGGCTTCTTTGTTTTCCAAAGCCCACTTAGCAAACTTGCCCGCTTCCTTTACAAGACCTACAAGGGTTTCGGCTAGTTTCTTTATTTCGGCTTGCCCTTTTTTGCTTGTAACAAATTTGGCTAATTTGTCTAGGTATGGCAATAGAGCATTACCTACTTCGTCGCTCACTTGCCCGAAAGCATTTGAAAGCTTTACGCTACTTAGGGCGGTCTTTTCGGCTACACCGCCTACTTGCTTTTCGATAGCTTTGAGTACTATGTTTTGGGCTTTGGTAAGTTGATTACTTTTTACCAGCGTCTTTATTCTGGCTTTTTCTTTTTCGGTGAAAGTTACACCGGCTTTACCCAGCGCGGTAAGCCCCTTGATAGGGTCGCTTAGAGCTTTACCTAGTTGTACTGCGTTACTTTCGGCAGTACCAAAGCCCGTAGCTGCTAGGTCGGCAGCTGCGATAGTGGCACGGTCGAAAATACCGCCCACTTTATCGGCGGTTTTACCCACCGACGCGAAAGTAAGCAAAGTGCTTTGTACTTGCTTTGTTACTTCTGCGGTCTGCCCCGTAGTTAGTTCCATAGTGTCGGCGTATTTACTTAGGCGCATAGTTACGCTTTCAGTAGCCCCACCAAATAGTTTCATAGACTTAGCTACTTGTAATACCCTGGCGTCGGCTTGTCGGGCTAGTTCGGCACCTTCGGCAGCTTGTTTTAGGTATGAAACTACGCCACCTAATGAAAGACCTAGACCAATACCCGCTAGGGCAGACTTCATACCGCGAGAAATACCGTTAGTAGTTTTGCCTAGTTTGCTTAGATCCTTGCCCGCTTTGCCCGTCGCACGGGTTAGCCCCGATACGTCGCCGAGCATTTTGAAACGTAGAGCAAGTGAATTACTAGCCATTATCTATACTTTCTAATTGGTCTATAAATGCTTGATACTCGCCTAGTGTGAGCTTCTTGTATTCGCTGGGGCTTATGCCCGTACGCAAACAAAAAGCGGCCATACGTTCTAGGCTTCTACTACTTTTGGGCTATACGAATTTAGTTCTTCCATAGCTTCTACGGGGGTAACCTTTTTGGCGTCGGCTAGTTGAAAGTCTGGGTTAGCTCGCTTTTTGTGGAGATAGTAAAGCACGATAGTACTTTTAGCTATAAAACCTTTGTCGTAAACTTCGCCGATAGGTTCGCCGGTTTCGGTTTCGTAGTACTCGACTTCTTCTAGTGTGAGTGTGTCTAAAAATACGTTCATAATTCTCTTTCGTTAGTGGTTACCGCTTTTTTCTTATGATACCGCTAATTTCGTTTTCAATGGTTTTAGTAAAGTTACTGAAAATTTCTTCTCGCGTGTACCCTAATGCTTTCGCAAAAAACGGGTTTGGTTTTATGTTCTTTTTTATGTAGCCACGGGTCGAGCGTTTAGCTGCGTCGCTCTTTCGATCTACGAACCAACCCCAATGAATAGGGTTAGCGTACTTTACGCCGTTCATACTTTTACGCGCATTACCCGCGCTTACCCCTGCGCCCGTTTGAGTAGCGTACGGCTTGATACTTTCACGTAAGCGGCCCGTGCCCACGGGTACGGTATCCCTAGAAGCGTCTGCCATAGTTTTAGCAGCTACTTTTAGAGCTTCCCGTATTGCGGTAGTATCGTCGCCTAACGCTTTCATAGTACGAATACTGCTAGAAAGCCCTTCGACGCCGATAGCACCGCCCCCGCGGGCGTAAAGGTCGCTTGCCATTTTTTGGCTAGGCGGTAACCTTGTGTAGACCGTACCAATAACCGGTGCTAGGGCTGTGGGTTGCGTTGTCTACGGTGTAGGTAACGCTAAATACTGCGCCTTCGCCAGCGGTTAGTTCCATAGGTGGTAGATCGTCAATAATTACCGAACCCGTGTAGTGTGGCTGGGTGCTCGAAGCACTAGCGTTACCAGCTGGGGCTAGCATAAAAGCAACCTGAGTACCTTGTAGGGCAAATAGCACCTGGTATAGAGAAGCTGGGTCGAGTGAAAGAATACCGTCGAGCTGTAACTTCCATTGCTTTTCGACGTTAGTTTCGCAGAAGGTACGTACACCGCCTGGGGCGTCTTCTGGGGTTAGGGTTACTTTGGTTGCGTCGCAAGAAAACTCGTCGCCGTCTACGGTGAACTTAATATTTCTCGCAACTAGTCGGGTTGAAGCTGCCATAATTTGTTTTTCCTTTTCCTTATAGGGTTATTGCTAGTTCAAGGGTTGCGGTAGCCGATAGGTATTCGGCGTTACCGGTTGTTAGACCAGCGGGGGCACTTATGTTACTTAGTGTCGCGTAGTTTGGTAGAGCTGCGATTAGATCGCAAATTAGACCGTCTAGGTTTTCTTCTACCATTTCGTTAGCCGCAGTAGCTGCGATTAGATCTATTTCTACACCTAAACGCCACTCACCACCCAGCGTAAGCGGGGTAATGTAGGTGCCACCTGGGCGAACAATAGCGACGGGTGGGGTAATGCGCTCTGGGATAAAAGCCACCGTTTCAACCGTTAGACCCGCGGCCACTAAGTCGGCTACGAAATTCTGTTTGGTCGTGGTTAGCTCGTTACTCATACTGCGTTACCTAAATACGCGTTTAGTTCGGCATAAACACTAGTCATAGTATCCTTAGCCAAACGGTAAGCGGTACCGTCGAAGCTGGCAAATTGGGTTACCCCGCCTGGCGCAGCTCGACGGTGAAACCACTCGCTGGCTACCGCTAGGGTACACAAGTCTTTTAGTTCGTCGGGTACGGTAGTAACTTCGCCAATACGTTTCTCGACGTGAGAAAGACCTACGGCTAAACAACGGTCAATAAAGTCGCTGTCTTCCTTAGTTCCTACGTATTCGCGAAATTGCTCTACCGTAACCGACATACTAATTAGCTTTCTTTACTAGGCGGTAACGTCTAGCTTTACGATAGCGTCAGACCATACGGCAGCTGCTGCTACATACCCGTAGACCCCGATAAACTCTGTAAGAGTTTTTTCGTTGCTCTGGGTCAGTTGTAGGGGTGCCCCTGCGCTTTCCCAAATACGGATAGCTGCGCTGTTCGCTAGGTAAGCCGAACCGGTTGCTAGTGAGAAGTCGGTAATGATACGAATACCGCCGAAGATCGAACCGCTTAGAGCTGGTACCGAAGCGTTACCAATGTTGTTTACTCCCGCACCTTCGACGTTGATAATTGGGCGACCGTCGCCCGCTACCGTCTTGATTAGTAGGGTGTAGACGTCTGGCGACACTAGCAAAAATTCGGCTTGTAGACCGGTCTTTTCACCAATGTAGGCAGCTCCCGCGGTGATACCTTCGATAATCGAAGCTGCGGTACCGCCGTCTGCGTCGAAAGTCTTACCGGTGTAAGAAAGACCCGTTACTACGGCAGTAGCCTTAGCGTTAGTTGCCTTTGCGTAGTTGATCGCTAGGGCACTAAATACGGTGTCTAGGTACGGGATCGAGCTGCGCTCGACGCTTTGGCGCGACATTTCTGAACCGCCACCCAAAGTTACGACGTTAGCCGAAGCCGAACCTACTTCTAGGTTACCTAGTACTAGCGCGCCGTTTTCTGCGCTCTGCGCGTCTACGTCGGTGTCGTTAGCGGTAATCTTTGCGTACTCGACGGTTAGCCCTGCTTCTGGCAGAGCTGCGCGGGTAAACGCGTTTAGAGTAGGGCGGTTGTTCTCTACTAGGGTGTTGATAAAACCTACGAACCCTGGGCGGGCGTAAGTGTCTGCCGAAGTAGCAGCTGCGTAGGTACGCATTAGGGTTACTGCGTCTTCGTCGCCCTTTGCGAAAGCCTGAACATACTCGCCGTATGATCGAAACTTAAGGGCTGGGTTTGCGGCTGGGGCCGCTGGGATAGCAATAGCGTCGAACTTGCGTTCTAGGGTTTCTAGCCCGTCTTTTACGCTTGCTACGTCTAGCTCAATGTTCTCCATAGGGCTATTCTCGCTTTCTGTTTGGTTGTTGTTTTCTGGGGTTCCCGAAGCTTCGCTTTCGCGTACTTCGGTGATCTTAGCTGCCGAATAGGCGGGTAGTGGCACGATTGAAATTTCTACGGCGTCTACTTTGGTGCGGGTAATGGTGTTACCGTCTACGGTCTGTTCGATAGGGCGAAAGCCGATAGACATACGGGTAAGCACGTTATCGCGCATAAGCGTAAGTACGTCGTTGCCTAGCGAAGTTTCGCTAATTCTGCCCGTTACGTGAAACCCGTCTTCGGTATCTACGCCAGCGGTAATTTTACCTATTGGGGTTTCGTGCCCGTAGAAAACCATAGTGTCGGCAATAGAAGCTATTGCGCCTGGCGCAAAACGCTCTAAGTACTGCCCGCCAATGTTTGCGGTCTGCCCGTACGGTACGGCAATACCGCTAAACGTGCGGTCTTCTGGGTTATCTAAACGTAGCTCTAATTCGCGTGTTTCTAGTTCGCTCATAGCCCTAGCCCTTCTTTCTGTCTTACTTCGTCTACGGTAATGAAAGCTTCGCCGTTTAGGGCGGTTGAGTACATACGGTAACGGGTTTCTTGATCGGCTGCGAATAGGCTCTCGAAGTTGAACCGTACCGACGTGCCACGGGGTAGGCAGTTGCTAAGTGCGTCGGCAATAGCGTCTAGGTAGCTCATTAGGGTATGACGGTAGAAGGTTTGGTTTTCGTCGCTTAGGTTGCTGTAAGTGTCGCTTGTACCGTCTACAC